CCTAAATGGGGCGGAGATCGTTGGGAGGTCCGGGTGCCGGGTGACGATGACTTTGAAGACCCTGCGCTCTTCATGGTTCTCAATGACCACGAAGTGATCGCGCAGATCACTGGTGATCCCTTGGCAATGAAGGCATTTGTGTGAGGTACTCATGAGCACAGATAAAGACAAAGTTGAAGACATCCCCGTTACTGAAGAAAAAGACGGCTCAGTAACAGTAGAACTGCCTGATGAGCTTGTTTCTGAAGATTCTTCTGACGAGCCGATTCAAGCGCAAGATGACGGGGATGCTGACCAGCCCGGTGATACCGATGCGGTGCGAGAAGCCCGCAGGAATCGCCGTAAGGCCAAGAAGGAATACATCAAGCGCACCAACGAAGAGAAGGATCAGCGTTTGGTGTCGCTGCAACGCGAGAACGAAGAGTTCCGTAAGCGTCTAGCCGATGTTGAGAAGAAGAGCCAACAGTTTGAGTTGTCTCGCCTTGACAAGGCGATTGAAGACGAAGAGTTGCGCCTGAAGTATTTTGATGCCAAGCGTCGAGAGGCCATCAACAACTCAAATGGCGATGCTTACACGCAGGCCAGCAACAGTTTTGAAGAGGCTCGGCGCAAGTACGAGGCGATGAGGGCTCTGAAAGAGCGGGCTTCAAAAACCGAGTCTGAGCCTCAAGCCGACCCAAAGATGTTGCGGCATGCAAAGAGTTGGATGGAGTCCAATTCTTGGTACGACCCCAACGGTAGCGACGAAGACAGCGAGATTGCCAAGGTTATTGATGCCAAGCTCGCAAAAGAGGGCTATGACCCTTCTTCTGCAGATTATTGGGACGAACTTGACGCTCGCTTGCAGAAACGTCTGCCGCATCGTTATACTCAACAACAAGACGAACCCAGAAGGAGGCCTAGGAGTTTTGTAACTGGATCTGGACGCGAGTCAACTGGTGGCCGACAAGGCAACACTTTGGTGCTTGAGCCTGAACAGGTTAGAGCAATCAAAGAGGCTGGATTCTGGGATGACCCAGCAATGCGAGCCAAGATGATCAAGCGTTACGCCCAACAAGCACGAAACAACCAAGGTTAATCAAATGGATTCTCGTCTTAAAAAGTCTCTGTCTGCCGGTGGCCGCGAAACTCGCGCTAGTGAGGACGTATCCCGTCGAGCCCCAGAGGAGAAGTTCATGTCAGCGCAGGAACGTCGGAAGATGTGGAGCGATGAGTGGACACAAAGTGCGCTGCCAAAGGTTCCGGAAATGCCCGGATGGCACCTTTGCTGGCTCTCAACCACTAATGCTTACGACAGCATTGATAAGCGGATGCGACTTGGATACGTTCCTGTGAAAGCAGATGAGTTCCAAGATTTCGAGAACTACCGCGTCAAGGCTGGCGAGGACATTGGTTTTATCGCATGCAACGAGATGCGCCTGTACAAGATCCCTATGGAGGTCTATCAGGACATCATGCTGCAGATGCACCATGAGATGCCCAACGAGGAGGCGGACAAGATCCGTGTCCAAGTTGAGAATCTTCAGGGTGCGCGAGACAGTTCAGGCAAGAGCCTGGGCAAGGTTGAAGGCGAAGGCTTTGGCGATATCGACCGAAACGTGCAAACCCCAATCTTTCATGGGTGAGCACAAAGGAGTAAATTATGTCTGCGACTAATGCTCCGTTCGGCCTGCGTCCTGCGTTCCATCCCTCTGGTCTGGATCGCGCTCAGGCGCTGGCTAACGGTATTCAAGCTGTCTCTACGAGCGGCAACGTCTCTGCTGGCTATGCCACGACTATCTTGAAGGGTCAGCCCGTCAAGATGGACACTGGCGGTTATATCGTGGTTGCCGCTGCTGGCGATGCGTTCCTTGGCCCCTTTGCGGGTGTTGAGTGGACTGACTCGACCGGACGTCGGCGTGTGTCTAACTACTGGCCTGCCAATGAGTCGTTCCAAGTCGGCTCTGTCGTTGCCTATTTCTACAGCGATGCCAACATCGTTTATGAAATCCAGGCTGACGGCACGCTGGCTCAGACCTCGATTGGTGCTGAAGCTGATCTGAGCAACACGACTGCTGGTTCTACGACCACTGGCCTGTCTGCTGCAACGCTGTCAACCACGTTGGTGGCTTCGCCCAGCACTGCGCAAATGCGAATCATCGACATCGCCCCGTACCCCGACAATGCTTGGGGAGACACCTACGTAATCGTCCGTGCAACCATCGCCGAATATCAATTCGCTGGTGTTGCTGGTACGGCTCTTTAATAAGGAGGGCAGATCATGGCAGCCCCGATGCGCAGTACCGACTTTCGTTCAATCGTTGAGCCTATCCTCAACGAATGCTTCGATGGCGTGTATGACCAACGTACCGATGAGTGGTCGCGTGTTTTCCGCGAGCAACAAGGTATCCCCCGTAACTACCACGAAGAGCCGGTTCTGTACGGCTTTGGCGCGGCTCCGCAGTTGCCTGACGGCACTCCGGTTTCGTACCAGCAGGGTGGTGTTCTGTTCCTGAAGCGCTATGTCTACAACGTGTACGGTCTGGCCTTCGCGCTGACCAAGGTGCTTGTTGAGGACGGCGATCACATCCGTATTGGTCAGGTGTACGCCCGTCACCTTGCCCAGTCGCTGATCGAGACGAAGGAAACGCTGTCGGCCAACGTGCTGAACCGCGCTTTCAATAGCTCGTATCCTGGCGGCGACGGTGTGCAGTTGAACAGCGCTTCTCACCCCATCGTGAGCGGCACGTTCTCCAACCTGCTGACGACTGCAGCTAACCTGTCCCAGACCTCTCTGGAACAGATGCTGATCCAGATCCGTCAGGCTGTGGACAACAACGGCAAGAAGATCCGTCTGGTTCCCCGCCAACTGGTGGTGGCTCCTGGCAACGTCTTCCAAGCTGAAGTGCTGCTGAAGAGCGTTCTGCGTGCTGGCAACGCGAACAACGACATCAACCCCATCAAGTCGATTGGCTTGCTGGACGAGGGTGCTGCTGTTCTTTCGCGTCTGACCAACCCCTCCGCATGGTGGGTGCAGACCGACGCTCCGGAAGGCATGAAGCTGCTGATGCGCCGTAAGCTGGAGAAGACGATGGAAGGTGACTTCGAAACTGACTCGATGCGCTACAAGGCCACCGAGCGTTACGACGTCGGCTTCACCGATCCTCGCGCCATGTACGGCACGCCGGGAGTCTAAATCTCAGAGGGGGCTTCGGCCCCCGCTCTACAGGAGATCGAGATGAGTAATTTCATCATTACTCGGTTCCCGAATGGCGTTACCAATGTTGGTGAGGATTCCCCCCTTGCTGACATGGGTCAACCCGCGGCGACCAAGTTTCATACGTACTTCGAGGATTTTGACTATTACACCGCAGGAAATTGGACGGTAACGGAGACTCAAGCCGGTGCCACCCAAGCTCTTGCGAATGGTGATGGTGGTCTTCTTCTTCTAACCAACACCGCGGCCGATGATGATCTGGTTGCGCTGCAAAAGGTAGGCGAGTCTTTCTTGTTCGTCGCTGGCAAGCGTCTGTTCTTTGAAGCTCGCTTCAAGGTCAGCGATGCCACCCAGTCGGATGTTGTGATGGGTCTTCAGATCACGGATACAACTCCCTTGGATGTGTCGGATGGCGTGTTCTTCATTAAGGCTGACGGGTCGACTACGGTCAACCTGCTGGTTGAAAAGAACGGGACCGCTACGACGAGCAGCGTAACGACTCTGGCTAACGACACCTTCATTACCCTCGGGTTTGCCTATGACGGTGCGTCAGCGATTGAGTATTCGGTTAACGGCGTAGTGACGGGTTCTTCAGTGACCACGAACCTGCCCGATGACGAAGAACTGACGGTTTCGTTTGCGATCCAGAATGGCGAGGCTGTTGCCAAGACCATGACGATTGACTACATCTTCGTTGCGAAGGAGCGTTAATCATGGGTCAATTCAAGCCGATGGTGAAGATGGTCACCACTGAGCCCTCAGTCGAACTGAAGCTCAAGAGTGGTGGCGCGGTGGAGAAGAAGATGCAGATGGGTGGGGCGCTTGCCGCTACGCCTACTGCTGGTCCTGCTATGCGTGCTCCGGCTCGCGGTGGGATGATGCCTGCGGGCGCCCCGGGGAAGCCTTCTATGGCTGCTCGGCGCCGTGCGATGATGGCTGGTCCTACTGGTGCTGCTCCGGCAGGCCCAGCGGGCATGGCTGGTCGCATGATGAAAGATGGTGGCGACACTCTGTCTGAACATGCTGCAAAGCCTGCGTCCAAGGCCCACAAGGGCTTGAAGACGGGTGGTGTGGTGGATGGGCAAGGCGGCTACAAGTCTGGCGGCATCATCAAGACCATGACCAACAAAACCACCAAGATGGACACGGCAAAGCCTGATCACTCACCGGCCAAGACTGGTGACGTGAAGATGGGCAATGGCGGTGGTTACGCTACTGGTGGCGTGGCGAAGGCAAATGCTGGTGGCTACAAGGAAGGTGGCTCAGCAAAAAAAGCCTACGCCACGGGGGGTCTTGTTGATTCAGGACGTCCCGTGGCGATGCCTCAAGGAGCGAAGAAGCCTTCGAAGCCTGTAAGCATCAATCAACTGTCAGGCACCTTCAAAAAGGGTGGGGCGGTGATGATGAAAGAGGGCGGCAAGGCTGATGTTCCTCCCAAGGGTGTTGAGGATACGATTCAGACTGCACGAAACGAACGGGACTACAAGGCCTGGGAGAAGAGTCAGGCTGAAGAGAACAAGGCCATGTCTCAAGGCGTTGGTAGCTTGATCTCGTCAATTCCTCGCAAGCTGAAGGAAGTCTTCTCGCCAGCTAAGGCGGCTAGTGCGCCTGGGGCAGTGACAAAGACTGAAAAGTCTGTAACAGTCACTCCAAAGAAGCGCGGCGGGGCCGTTACCTGCTGAACCAAGTGGGGGCTTCGGCCCCTGCTTTCATTGGAGATGGGGATGAGCACCCTAACAAATGTATTCTCTGCGCACAATGACGCGACAGGGACGATGTACTCTGGCGCTGCAAATCTTGCAGGCTACCAAGCTATTTCTGGTGGCACTGCCGGAGAAATTATTCTCCGCGATGGCGGTGCAGGCGGCACCGTTCTTTTGCGTTTCAACATCAGTACGCAGCTTCAGCCAATTTCCCTGCTTATACCCGGCAACGGAATTCGGTTTACGACCGACATTCATGTAACGCTGCCCACAAGCGCAAAGATCACAATCTTCTGTGGTTGATCATGTCAGCCAAAATATCCCAAGGTGGGCTGTATGCCAACATACACGCCAAGCGGGAGCGGATTGCTGAGGGCTCTGGCGAGAAGATGAGGAAGCCTGGATCTTCAGGCGCTCCGACAGCCAAAGCCTTCAAGGAGTCTGCAAAGACCGTCAAGAAGGCGGATGGTGGCGAAGTCAAATTGTCGGTTGGCAGAGGCGAAAAGCTGTCAGTTGACCGCGGTGCTGGGTTGACCCAGAAGGGTCGAGAGAAGTACAACCGCGAGACAGGAAGCAACCTCAAAGCGCCTCAGCCTGAAGGGGGTTCCCGTAGAGACTCGTTCTGCGCGAGAATGGGCTCTGTCGCTGAAAAGAGCGATAAGGGAAGCCGATCAAGGGCATCGATGAAACGCTGGAACTGTCCGGGGTGGTGATGAAGCAAGAATTGTCAGATTCCACCAAGCATGTAGTCGACGCGCTGTCTATCGCTACTGTTTTGGGAACGCTTGTGGAGTTTCTTCCATCAATCGCTGCGTTGTTTACCATTATTTGGACTGGAATCCGTATTTGGGAGACAGATACGGTCAAGCGTCTCTTTGGAAGAGAGTAAACGATGGCTTACTCGGGAACTGTTGGTGAGACGGTCATCTCTGTCCAGACGCTGGTTGATCACGGTGCCCGTAGGTGCGGGAAGCTGGCAGAAGAACTGACTTCTGAGCAGGTTCTGTCGGCAAGAGAGTCGCTTTTCTATCTGCTGTCTAGCCTGATCAACATCGGCATTCAGTATTGGGCTATCAGCAAGACCGTGATTGGTCTGCAGCCCAACAAGTACATCTATGACCTACCAGTAGGGTCTAACGATGCACTGAATGTTCTGTACCGCAGAATGAACAGGCCTACGCCGAACAATACGGGTGGGTACAGCACCAGTGCTGGCGGGACTGTTGCGAATGCGTTTGATAGCAACGTAGACACGGTTTTCACGCAGAGTTCTACGAACGGCACGGTCACGGTTGACTACGGGACCAGCAACACGGTCTACATCGGGTCAATTGGCATTCTTCCTGCCACGACTGCTACGGTGAACGTCATCTTTGAATACTCGGCGGATGGCAGCACTTGGTCTACCCTTTACGACCCTGGTGCTACTGCATGGGTAGACAACGAGTGGATTTGGTACGACATTGATCCTGGGCAGAACGTCCAGTATTACCGTATGCGCGCCACTGGTGGAAGCACGATCAGTGTGCGTGAGTTGTACTACGGAAACAACTCTACAGAGATCACGATGGCCCGTCTGAATCGTGATGACTACACCAACCTGCCCAACAAGAACTTCACGGCCAATCAGCCGTTCCAGTTCTGGTTTGATCGCACGATCCCGGTGCCGAAGCTGTATCTGTGGCCGGTTCCTTCAGACCCGTTCGTTCAAATGACTGTCTGGTACTCCCGGCAGATTATGGATGTAGGAGATCTGTCAGGAGAGCTTGAGATCCCCCAGAGGTGGTTCTTGGCCATCCAAAGTATGCTGGCACACCAAATGAGCCTGGAGCTTCCTGGGGTTGATGTGGCGCGGATTCAGTACCTCGAAGGTCAGGCTGAGAAGTACCTGAATCAAGCCGAGCAGGAAGAAAGGGATCGTTCGCCCATTTTTATGGCGGCAAATATTTCTGTATATACACGATAGTTATGCCGCGCTTTCTTGACACCCTCGGTAACTCTGACCTTGCAATCGCAGTTTGCGACAGGTGTCGCATGAAGCGTGCTCATTCGGTGATGAGGTCTGACCCGAACTTTCCAGGCTTGCAGGTCTGTAATGAGGGATGTGCGGACGAGTTTGACCCTTATCGTTTGCCTGCTAGGAAGACAGAAAAAATCACAATCAGGTTCCCAAGGCCTGATGTCAGTGTGGCTGTGACGGACGATAATCTGGTTACGACCGGATATGGCGGGTATGTGATCTCACCACAGCAGAACAACGACACGCCAGAGAACAACGGCAATCTGGATGGAATTGAGGTTCAACCTTAATGGCTAACGTAACCATTACCTCATTGCCGACTGCGGGTCCGATCACGGGAACTGAGTCAGTCCCGATTGTCCAGAACGGTCAAACAGTACAGACGACGACAGCGGCCATTGCTGCTTCTCCTAGTCAGAACCAGACTTTCCTGACGATCAACAGCGAGGCAACGCTTCCCAACAGTCGGTATCTGTCTACCAGCACGGGCTTAGGGCTTACGGATGGCGGAGCGCTGTCCTTCTATCGCATTTCCCTCAACAGAGCCTCTGGAAGCCTAGAAACGGCTCTGACGGGCATTGTTGCGAAAGACACAGCGTCTACTGTTGTCGCAAGGACTCTGCAGACGAGCGGGTCTGGTTTGTCTGTGTCTAATGGGGATGGCGTTTCTGGTAATCCTGCGTTCTCTCTGACTGGCCAAGTTGCCTCTCTTGCGAACGCATCTGGCGCGGGGCTTGTTGCGCTGCCTAACAACGGGTCTGTTGTCGTCAGAGCCATAACGGGCACGGCAAACGAGATCGATGTTGCTGACGGGACTGGTGCGGCAGGCAACCCGACCATAGGACTTGCAGATAACCCGGTGCTCCCTGGCACTGCGGGAGTAGTAATGCCAAGTGGCAACACTGCTGCCCGGCCGCTATCACCTACGAACGGCCTGTTCCGGTACAACTCTCAGACGGCTACGTTTGAGGGCTACGTCAACAATGCCTGGGGTGCTATAACGGTTGATGCGGGTGTTTCTTCAGTTGACGCTTCTGGTGGCACCACCGGGATGTCGTTTACTGGTGGCCCGATTACCAGCACAGGGACGTTGACGCTTGCGGGTACGCTTGGAGTCGCCAACGGTGGATCAGGACAAACGACCGCACAAGCTGCGCTGAATACATTTGCTGGGGCTGTTACAAGCGGGCAGTACCTTAGAGGCAATGGAACTAACGTAGTGATGTCAGCCATTCAGGTGGCTGATGTTCCTACGCTGAATCAGAACACGACTGGAAACGCGGCTACTGCGACAAGTCTTGCGGGTGGTGCTGCAAGTCAGATTCCATATCAAACGGCGGCTGGGGCCACTTCGTTTATTGCGAATGGCACTGCTGGGCAAGTATTGACATCTGCTGGCGCCGGAGTTCCGGTATGGTCCGGCATCTCTGGAGGGACTTTTTAATGGCACAAGCTGGATATACCCCGATTCAGATTTACAACTCCGCTACGGCAAGTGCTGCGCCGACGGCGGGGAATCTTGCGACGGGTGAGTTGGCGCTGAACATCACTGACGGCAAGTTGTTCTATAAGGACAACGGCGGCGTAGTGCAGGTTCTTGCAACGAAGGGCGCAGGCACCATTGGTGGATCTAACACGCAGGTTCAGTACAACAGCAGCGGTGCGTTGGCTGGCTCTGCAAACATGACTTTTAACGGCACCACGTTGTCCGTTAATGGCCTGACTGTCTCTGGTACGAGCACTCTATCCGCCCTGACGGCTTCCACGGCTCTGGCTTTGAACGCCAGCAAGGAAGTGGTGTCGGTGACAAACACCGGCTCTGGAAATAACGTCTTGGCGACGAGCCCCACGCTGACCACCCCCAATCTTGGAACTCCATCTGCTCTGACGCTGACCAACGCCACGGGCTTGCCTCTCTCGACGGGCGTTACGGGCACATTGGCTACGACGAACGGCGGCACGGGACTGACTTCCTTCACCTCCGGTGGGGTTGTCTACGCAAGCAGCACAAGTGCGCTGGCTACGGGGAGTGCGCTGACGTTTGATGGGACGACGCTGACTGCAAGCGCAAGTGCTTCAACCACTGGCAATTTCAAATCTACAAGCACTACGGCGCAGGTTTTTAACGTCACTGCAAGCAACGATGTAAACACCACTTTGGGAATGGGCGTACAAGGCTCTGCGTCTGGCGTAATCGGAATGATTGGTTCAGCTCAGCCTTTGTTTGGAACCTCTGCCGCTGAACTCAATATCTACAACAGCAACGCAAGCGGTGTCATTAAGTTTGGGTTGGGTACTGGTGTTACCGAACAAATGCGCCTCACCAGCAGTGGTCTGGAGGTCAAGCAAAGCCAACTGATCGGATATTCCTCATACGCAGGCATTGGCACCAACGGGCTGGCGGTAGCGGGCAACGTGGGGATTGGGACGAGTTCGCCGGGGGCAAAGCTGGATGTCGTAGGTACGCTGAAACTTGCGGACCCCGGCGCGGGGCGTGATCTGCTGATTGCTGCGTCTACGACTGGGTCGATTCACAGGTTTTATAGCACCAACACTGCCGCTGGGTATTCGTTTGAGAATAACGCCAGTACGCTGATGACTGTCTCCTCCGACGGCACCTTCCGAGTAAAGGGAGCAGGCACTGCTGGAAGCACGGATGCTTTCCAAGTGTCGGGTTCAGCGCCTGCGGATGCAGCCCGCATCACGAGCGGGGGTGATTTGCTGGTGGGGACGACGACTAGCGCTGCAAACGAAAGACTAAACGTAGTCAAGGCTGCTCCAACTTCCTACGTAGCGCGGTTTGAAAACTCAAATAACGCCTCGGGAGATCAAGTTGCTAGATCGGTTCTTGGCACAAACTGCAACAATACTTCTTCGTATCATATTGTTACGACAACTGGCGGAACTGATCGTCTGTATATTTTTGGAAACGGCGACGTTCAAAACACTAACAACAGTTATGGTGCAATTTCAGACCTAAAGCTGAAAGAAAACGTAACCGACGCAACGCCAAAGTTGGATGACCTACTGCAAGTTCGTGTCGTCAACTACAACCTCAGAACGCAACCAGATCAAAAACACATCGGTGTTATCGCCCAAGAACTTGAGCAAGTCTTTCCCGGCATGGTTGCCGAGTCGCCTGACCGCGATGCAGAAGGTAACGACCTTGGTACAACCACCAAGTCGGTAAAGTACAGCGTGTTTGTGCCCATGCTTATCAAGGCCATCCAAGAACAGCAAGCCCTCATCACCGACCTCCGCGCCCGTGTCGCGGCGCTTGAAGCCTAACCCCTGAAAGGAAAATCATGATTTGGACAATCCCAAGCCTGGACCGCACCCTGCCTGACGGCTGGGTCTTCACCGCCCACTGGCGTGTGTCCGACACCCAAGACGGGTTTTCTGCATCCACCTACGGCACGATCAGCTTCCCGGCCAAGCCCCCTTCAGATCCCGACTTCATCCCTTACGAAGACCTGACCGAAGAAATTGTTATCGGCTGGGTCAAGGACGAGATGGGTGCAAACCAAGTCGCTGCGTACGAGGCCGCAGTGCAAGGGCAAATTGACGCTCAAGTCAACCCCTCAACCGCCTCTGGAACTCCTTGGAGCAACTGATGAACGAACCCAAGATCACTCTCTCCGATCTGTCTGTCAACGACATGAACGTGCTGCTCGCCGGTTTGGGCAAACTGCCGCTGGACGCTGCGTACCCTGTGTTCGTGAAGGTCAAGGCGCAAGCTGAAGCGCAGATCACAGCACCCGAGCCCGCTGGCCTGAGCGACTGATCATGGCTTGGTCAGACGTACTTAAAGCGATCATCCCCATCGTGGTGGCCTGTATCGCATGGCTGCTGGGGCAGGTGAATTCTTTCTCTGAGCGCCTGACCAAGATCGAAGGCAACATGCCCGCCCTCATCACCTCTACCGGCGTACCCACCGACAGCCCTATATCTGCCGAGAAACGCGCCATCCTCAAAGAGCAGTTGATGAACCACATCAACGAGCTTCAGGTCAAGGTCAGGCTGCTTGAAGAGCGCGAACGTATCAAAGGAGCCAAGTGATGTTTGAATCGCTGATCGGTGGTCTGTTTGGCGGTTTGCTTCGCCTCGCGCCAGAGGTGTTTAAGCTCTTTGATAAGAAGAATGAACGGGCGCATGAGCTTCGCATGGTGGAAGCCGAGATGGAGTTTGCCAAGATCCGGGGTGAGATCGCCATGCGGCAGGTCGAAGCGCAGATGACGATGGCCGAGATGGACACGATGGCTCAGGCGTTCAAGGAGCAATCCGAGACCGCCAAGAATGCCGGGTGGTTTGTCTCTGCAATCTCAGCGCTGGTGCGCCCGATGGTCACCTACTCCTTCCTGGCCCTGTACGCCTCTGTGAAGATTGCTGCCTTCCTGATTGCCATAGAACAGAACGGCAACTGGAAGGAGGTCTTGGTCACGATGTGGGGCGCAGACGATCTTGCTGTCTTCAACATGATCATCTCCTTCTGGTTTGTCGGACGGGTGTATGAGCGGTCCAGCAAGTGAGGCGGTAGACATCGCTGCTGCTCTGTGCCGCCCTTTTGAAGGGCTACGGCTGAAGCCGTATATCTGCCCGGCGGGCTACCCCACGATTGGCTATGGAACCGTTTTCAAGCCTGACGGCACCAAAGTGACGATGGAGCACCCCGAGATCACCAAGGAGACTGCGGATGAGTGGCTGCTGTCTGAGCTACAAACGAACTATCTGGCGGGGGTTTTGAAGGCTTCGCCGAGCTTGATTGCTTACCCCAAAGCCCTTGGTGCTATGGCCGACTTTGCTTACAATCTTGGCGTGGCCCGGTATCGCGGCAGCACCCTGCGGCGCAAGATTGACGAGCAGGACTGGGACGGTGCCAAGGAGCAACTCGCCCTGTGGGTGCGCGGTGGCGGCAAGGTACTGCCGGGGCTGGTCAAGCGCAGAGCCGCTGAAGCAGCGTTCTTGAATTAGGGACATCGTATGCCTACCGCAGCAGTAATGACGTATTCCAGCTTGGCTGCTGACATTGAGACATATCTAGAGCGCACAGACCAAGCCACGATTGACAAAATTCCGACCTTCATCATGCTGGCCGAGCAAGTCTTGGCGGCCGATCTGAAGTTCTTGGGGAACCTGACAGTTGCAACCTCAAACATGGTTGAGGGGCAGGCCACCATTGATAAGCCTGCGCGGTGGAGAAAGACTGTCTCCATGAATGTCACTGTCAACGGCCAAAGACAACCTGTCCTGCTGCGCAAGTACGAGTACCTGCGTGAGTATTGGCCTGATCCCGCACAGGAAGATGTTCCAAAGTATTACTGCGACTACGACTACACACACTGGTTGGTCGCCCCGACTCCCGCAGATGACTACTCCTACGAGGTTCTGTACTACGAGCGTTTGGCGCCTCTAGACTCCTCAAATCAGTCAAACTGGTTCACGCAGTACGCTCCCCAGGCCCTTCTGTATGGATCTCTTTTGCAGGCCATGCCGTTCCTCAAGAACGACGAAAGAATGCAGATGTGGCAGGCACAATATGATCAAATCGTCAATGTCCTGAAGACGGAAGACACGCTCAGGATTGGTGACAGGCAAGCTGTTGCGAAGGATTCCTGATGAGCTTCAATAGTCCGTTTACCGGGAACGTCATTCAGCCGACGGATGTCTCGTATCGCAGCATTACTCTGTCGGCCAACACGACTCTTTCGTGGCCTATCAACGGTAACGCGACAGATGACTATGCTGCGCGGATCATGGACGTTACGGCGACGGCTGGGTCGCTGCAACTGGCTATGCCGCCTGCCAATCAGGCTTCTGTTGGTCAAGACGCTCTGATTCGTAACATTGGTGCCAATACATTTGTTGTCACTGACTACAACGGCAACACGATTGTTTCAATTGCCGCTAGTGAAGCCAAGTACATCTACATCAAGACCAACGCCACTACCGCGGGAACGTGGGGAATCATTGCGTTTGGTGTAGGAACGTCTAACGCTGATGCCTCGACGCTTGCGGGGTATGGTCTCAAAGCAATCAGCAACACGCTGAATTCTGCTTTCCCGGTCAATACGTTCTCTTCTAACTACACCGCGGTAGATGCAGATCGAGCCAGTGCTTATGTGTGGACTGCAGGCGCAGGAACGCTGACGCTGCCGGTAGCCACTACGGTTGGCGACGATTGGTACTTCTTGGTTCGCAATGGCGGGACAGGTACGCTGGCGGTTACCCCTCCTGGGGGTACGCTGATCAATGGCTCTGCAAGCCTTGATATGCAGCCTGCAGACTCATGCTTGATTGCATGCTCAGGAACTGCGTACTACACCGTCGGTCTTGGCAAGAGCACGCTGTTCAACTTCACGCAATTGACGAAGGCCGTGACAACCGGTTCGTACTCGTTGACTGCGGCTGAAGCGTCAAACCCAATTCAGAAATACACGGGAACTCTCACAGGCAACGTGACAGTCACTTTGCCTCAAACAATTCAGGTCTATTACGTTACTAATCAGACTGATGGAACCGGCTCCGGATACACCATTACCTTTACTACGGGTGTTTCTGGTGGCGGTACAGCCGTTATCCCTGCGGGCCAACAGGTGATCTTGCTGTGCGATTCAGTCAACCTTCTGAACGCTTCAACGATTGCTGCTGGTGCTTCTGTGTTGTCGCTTGATAACGGTAACGTAGGATCTCCCTCGCTGAACTTTGCAAGCGAGACGTCTACTGGTGTGTATCGTCCTGGGTCTGGTGAGATCGGTATGGCTGTTTTGGGGGTCAAGAGATTTGGCCTAACAGCAACGGGGTTGAATATCACAGGAACGGGTAACTTCACTGGCGGCGTTCAGGGCGGTACGTTCTGATGACTGCAAAAGTCTTCTCTCTTGATACGAAATCTGGCATCCAGAGGGATGGAACTGTCTTTGACAAGCAGTTCTATAGCGATGGGCGTTGGGTTCGTTTTCAGCGCGGAAGACCTCGAAAGATCGCAGGATATAGAGTTATCTCTAGTCAACTGAGCGGCCCGTCCAGAGGCATTTGGGTCAATGCTCAGGACAGCTTCAACTACATCTTCAGCGGCTACAGTGATGGCTTGCAACAGCTTGTAATTGACGACAACGGTGTTGGCGCTGGTGTTTCAGATTTCACTCTGAGTAACTTCTCTGCAAGTGTGCTGAACCTCTGGCAGTTTGATGGGTTCTACGATGTAGACGGATCTGGGAATGCTTCGTTGGTGGCGCATCCTGGGCGGAACCTAGCGGCAACAGACTCAACGGTAAACACGCCAGTTCTGATTGGCAACATCAACGGGACTACGATGTCTCAGATTGGTGTGTTTACTGACACTGCAACTACAACAAGTGGTTTGCCTACAGTGACTCTGGCGGCTACCAATCTCTTGATTGGCGCTGGTCAGACTGTCACTGGAACTGGTATCCCAGACAACACAACGGTTGTTTCTGTCTCCACTACGACTGTCACGCTTTCCAACAATGCCACTGCCTCTGGTTCAGTGACCTTGACGTTCAACAACAATGTTGAGGTCTCTGGAGGTGTTGTGACTCTGCACCCGTATGTGTTTGTCTACGGGAACAGCGGGCTAATCAGGAACTGCTCTGCGGGCAACGCTCAAGACTGGGTGTCCGCGGATGCCAATGAAGTTAACGTGGCTACAGGAAAGTTCGTTCAGGGGCTTCCGGTTCGAGGTGGCTCTAACTCTCCCAGTGGTTTGTTCTGGAGCCTGGATAGTCTTGTCAAGGTGAGCTACATCGGTGGTCAGGGGACTCCGGCTCAGTATTGGCGATACGACATCGTCTCAAGCCAGTCTTCTATTTTGTCCAGCCAGTCTGCGATTGAGTACGACGGCGTGTACTACTGGTGTGGTGTGGATCGATTCCTTCTGTACAACGGTGTTGTGAAGGAAATCCCCAACGATCTGAATCAGAACTACTTTTTTGACAACCTGAACTATGCACAGCGCCAAAAGGTGTGGGTGACGAAAGTTCCTAGGTTTGGAGAGATTTGGTGGTTCTACCCGCGAGGCGACTCTACCGAGTGCAACGATGTCATCATCTACAACATCCGCGAGAACACTTGGTATGACGCTGGTCAGGCACTAGGAGCAAGAAGGTCTGCGGGTTACTTCTCTCAGGTGTTTGCTTTCCCTGTTGCTGCTGGATGGGATGCTTCAGAAGAAGTTGAGGTCACAACTGCAACAGTAAACGCGACCACTGGAAGTGATATTTTGCTTCTAGACACCTACAACGTAGACGTCACTCTTGGCCTGATTATTTCAGGCACCAACATAACAGTCGGCGCTTCCGTTCAATCTATCACTTCAAGCAACATCAAGACTCTTGGTGCGATTGTTGGGGGCTCCGGGTATCCAAACGCGACTTACACCAATGTCCCGCTTACAGGTGGCTCTGGTGCTGGAGCGTTGGCAACAGTTACGGTCAGCGGTGGCTCTGTTACTGCTGTGTCGGTAACTAATCCAGGCGCAGGTTATGAGATTGGTGACTCACTGAGCGCAAGCAATACAAACCTTGGCGGCTCTGGAGCGGGTTTTTCTGTTCCTGTTTCTGCAATTTATGCGCAAGGCATTGAGATGTCCTTGGTTGCAACAGGAACAGGATCAAGCACGGCCACGTTCAAGACGGAACCAGACCTCATCAACGTCTACCAGCATGAATTTGGTGTCAATGCTATTGACGGCACGAACGTGACGGCCATTGAGAGCTACTTTGAGACGAATGATCTTGGATGGGTTTCTGGTGGACCTTCGCAACCTGCGATGGAAGGTGCAAACCGTTGGTTGAGGCTTGAGCGTGTCGAGCCAGACTTCATCCAAGAGGGTGATATGTCTCTGATCGTGACTGGTAGGCCTTACGCTCAATCAGAAGATGTTGAGTCTGACCCCTATACGTTTGCCCCGAATACGAACAAAATTGACATGAAGGAACAACGCCGTGAGTTGCGGCTGAAGTTCGTGTCAAATGTGGCTGATGGCGACTATCAGCTAGGCCGAGTCATCTTAAGTGCTGACATTGGTGACGTCCGAGGTTATTGATCCCCTGAAGGAGTAAATCATGGCAAACGCCATTTATCCGAAGTACAAGGAAGTTATCCTTGGTGCCGCCACCAACACCGACCTTCTGTCTGGAACGGTCAAGGTTGCCTTGGTCGATACGGGAACGTACACCTACAACGCGGCGGATCAGTTCCTGACTTCGTTGACTGGTGTTGTGGGCACTGCTCAAACTATTGGCGCCACCAAGACGGTGACCAACGGCGTCTTTGACGGGGCCGATGTGACCTACACCGCTGTGACGGGTAACAGTGTTGAAGCGCTGGTGATTTATGTAGACACCGGAACTGCGGCTACTTCACCGCTGGTGGCGTACATCGATACTGGTGTGACGGGTCTGCCGGTTACTCCGAACGGGGGGAACATAACGGTCACCTGGAACGCATCAGGCATTTTTGCACTTTAAGCCGTGTTAAAACTGTCGTTGACCATAGAATGTAGGCCATGGCTGACAACGTAGGATATACCCCAGGCTCTGGTGCGGTAATCGCTGCCGACGACATCGGTGGTGTGCTGCACCAGCGCGTAAAAATTGGCGTTGGCGCGGATAATACGGCGGTTGATGTCTCCGACGTAAACCCGATGCCGGTGTCTGACGCAGCAGCGGAGGAAACTCGCCAGAGCATGGCGCTTCTGCTGGTGCGGATGCTGAACTACTTGAATGCCCCGATGGGCTACGACAAGAGTTTGCAGCGGCAGCGGGGCACGGTGTTGGTGGAGTCGGGTACGGTAACCACGGTAACCACGGTAGCCAACGTCACATCGCTAAACAACATTGACACCTACAACGCCCGTATGACTGTGCTTGATACCAACCGCACGGCATGGGCGCAATGTGTACGCGCAAGGATTACCTAAATGGCAAACACGTTTAAGAAGGTCATTGACACGCTGGTATGGCGGCAAGTTCCGCCTATGCCAAACGCCCATGCTGCTGCGGTCAACGTGTGTAGCGATCTGCGAAATGACATCTCTCGT